ACTTGCTGACAATGGTTGTTTTGTCTCTGCTTTTACAGGCACTGGCAATGTAATGACCCTGCTCATAGAGTAGATCGTTATGGCTTCAAAGGGTGAGATGCCGAAGCGTAACAAAAAGAATTTTCGCTCCACCAAGTCTGGGGCGGGGATGACAAAGGCGGGTGTCGCTGCTTACAGACGTAAAAATCCCGGTTCTAAGTTAAAGACCGCTGTTACGGGCAAGGTTAAAAAAGGCAGTAAAGATGCCAAGCGGCGTAAGTCGTTCTGCGCACGTTCTGCTGGTCAGATGAAACAGTTTCCGAAAGCAGCGAAAGACCCGAACAGTCGGCTGCGGCAGGCCAGAAGACGGTGGAAGTGCTGATGGCTAAAGCAAAACCAACAAACGCAGCATTGTGGTCGAAAGCTAAGTCTGCGGCCAAAGCGAAGTTCAAGGTTTACCCCTCCGCGTACGCAAACGCTTGGGCGTCCAAATGGTACAAATCCAAAGGCGGTGGCTGGTCAGGCGGCAACAATAAGGTGGCGAAACGTGGCAGTAGCAAAAAAGGGTAAAGGCGGACTTGGTAAATGGTTTGGCGAAGAATGGACCGACGTTAAGACAGGCAAGGCTTGTGGTCGAAAATCCGCTAAAGGCAAGTCCAAACGTCCCTATCCTGCCTGTCGCCCTAAGAAAGTGGCGTCTAAGATAACTAAGTCCGAGGCCACGAAGAAAACTGGGCCTAAGCGTGTAAAATGGTCTACTACTGCTAGTGGTAAGAAGAGGACTAAATAATGGCTACAGTCGTACCTGACCTACCTGAGTTGTTTGAAGAAGCCTTTGAACGGGCTGGCTTGCAGATGCAGTCTGGGTATGACTTACGTACTATTCGCCGTAGTCTTAATATACTAACCCTAGAGTGGCAGAACAGGGGACTTAACCTGTTTACTATTGATTCTGGAACTGTCAATTTGATTGCAGGGCAAGTAGATTATAGCATGCCTATAGATACGATTGACCTTATTGAGCATCAGCTACGTACTGGTACAGGTACAAGTCAGGTAGATACAGCATTACAGCGCGTTAGCGTGTCTACATATGCACAACAGACTAACAAGAACACTGTGGGACGGCCCACGCAGATATATGTGCAGCGGCTACCTACCGAAGTAAAGTTTACACTATGGCCTACACCAGACACCACACAGACTTATCAACTATTGTACTTTCGACTTAAGGGCATTGACGGTCTAGCGTCGGGTGTAGGAGGAGAAACAAACAACATACCTCCTCGTTTTGTACCTGCTTTGGTAGCGGGGCTAGCATTTCAAATAGCTATGAAAAAACCTGAAGCTGCAGCTAGAGCAGTGCCTCTTAGAGAAGAATATGAATATCAGTTTAAGTTAGCCGCGTATGAGGATCAAGATCGCGCATCTTCTATGTTTGTACCCTTTCAAACTTTTCACGGTGGTATGAGATGAGCTACGCGTCTGGTAAATACGCATACGGTATATGTGACCGGACGGGGTTTAGATACCCACTAGAAGATCTTGTATGGGAATTTCAAGACGGACATAGAACTGGTTTCCGTGTTGGTAAAGATGTAGTTGATCCAGATCAACCACAGAATTTCTTGGGGCGTATTCGGGTTGTTGACCCACAGTCCCTTTTTAATCCTAGACCGGACTATGCGCCGGGACGGGGACTTTGGGGCTGGAACCCTGTAGGCCATGAACTCGTTCATTTAAATGGGCAAGTTGGAACTGTAACTGTAGAGATAGGATAAGATTATGCCAAGTGGACCCGGAACATATGGAAGTAAACGTGGACGCCCCCCTATGAAGGAAAAAGGCATGGCTAAAGGCGGTGCTGTAGCCAAGAAGGCTGGCGGTAAAGTTATGAAGAAGATGGGTGGTGGTACACTTGCTCGCGGTAGCGGTGCAGCGCGACCTCAAAAATTCCGCAAAAACGGGTAAACTAGATGAATTATACTGAGCTTACGCAAGCAATAAAGGACTATACAGAGAACACAGAGGCAACGTTTGTCTCTATGATCCCTACGTTTGTTCAGCAAGCGGAGCAACGTATATTTCGTACTGTTACCATACCTGAAGTTAGGTCCAATAGTACGGGCATACTAGCGCAGGGTAATCAATACTTAGAACGGCCTTCAGACTTTTTGGCCGTTTTTTCCCTAGCAATAATTGACCCTACTACTAGCGTGTATTCCTATTTGATAGAAAAAGAAGCTAGCTTTATGAGAGAGGCGTACCCCGTAGCTGCTACTGAGGGCGCTCCCAGATATTATGGTCAATTTGATGGTGACATTATATCTGCAGGGACGCACGGTCACTTTATCGTGGGGCCAACACCTAATGCAAACTATGTAGTAGAATTACACTATTACTATGAGCCACCTTCTATAGTTACTAGCAACACCTCTTGGTTAGGAGAAAACGCGGACACAGTTCTCTTGTATGGTTGTCTGGTAGAGGCTTACACTTTTATGAAAGGCGATCCTGATGTAATGCAGGAGTATCTTAATAGGTACAATTCTGCACTTTCTCAGTTGTCTATACTTGATGCCGCTAGTAAACGTGAGGTATCCTATGGTGATAGTTATAGGGATGGTGACGCACGATGAATATTAATCTACCAAATATAGAATTAGGTAATGTATCTGTCGCAACCACAAATAATCGTGGTTTTACGCCGGAGGAAGTGGCGCAGAGGTGTGCAGATAAGTTGCTTAATATTGCAGACAGTACACCGCCTGCTATTAGGGATCAGGCCATAGCTTACAAAAAAAGCATGGAAGCTGTTATAGCCGTATACATGAAAGAGGCTATTAAAACAGACAGAACTACTGTATACAATGCAATTAAAGATGCTGGGCAACCTAAGTTAGCAGAATATATAAGGAAAATGTAGCATGGCATTCTCGGGCAACTATATGTGTACTTCTTTCAAGACGGAGATTATGGCAGGGGTCCATAATTTCACTACTGCTAGTAATGTATTTAAATTGGCTTTGTTCACCGACAGCGCAACGTTAAATGCTACTACGGTAAGTTATACTGCGTCTGCAGCGGCTGGGGGAGAGATTACTGCAGTTGGAACGAACTATACTACTACAGGTGAGTTTATGACCAGTGTAACCCCCGCAGCTATAGGTACAACTGCACTGGTTGATTTTAGTGATGTGACGTTTTTAAACGTTACTATAACAGGCGTCAGAGGCGCACTTCTGTATAATAACGCTCCCGTATCTGGGGGCGGTACACCTGCAGTTTGTGTTTTAGATTTTGGCGTTGATAAAGCGGCTAACCAAGGCGACTTTACAGTGGTCATGCCCACAGCAGACGCTTCCAACGCGCTAATTCGCATAGCGTAAAACAAGAAGGAATTAAGACATGACTAATGTGACCACTGGGTTGTCGGAAAAGTTTAAACTAGAGCTTTTAAAAGGTAATCACGATTTCGATGCTCACCAAATGCGGGTTTCTTTGATAAAAGAAAACGCTAGTGCTATTGGCTCTACTACTACCAACTGGTCCGTTTTCAACGGGGATACGGGGGGAGGGTCTACTTTTCAGCCAACAGGCACTAACTACGATGGCAGTGGTAGTGGCACTACCTTTAACACATTCACTACTGGCGCACCCGCGAACATCGCTAGTGATAATGTAGGGGGAGCGAACACAGCGTACCCTAAGTTAGTTAGTAGTGTGGCTATTATAGACCTTCAAGATGCAGTGTTTAGTAATGTCACTGTAACGGCAGACGGTTGCATACTATATAATCAACAACATCCTTCAGGGGCCGATGCAGACAACATAATAGCAATATTTGATTTTGGCGGTACGGTTAGTGCTACTGCAGGTGATTTTACAATCCAATTCCCAGCCGCAGGTTCTAGTACAAGTATCCTAAGATTGGCTTAATATGAGGGTCGGTCTAAATGGCAAAGTTTTTTAACCGTGTAAAGGTAACAATAACATCTACAGGGACAGGTAGTGTTACCTGCGGAACTGCTATAGCAGGCTTTCAAAGCCTAGCAGATGCTTCTGTGGCTAATGCTGATGTTGTTCGTTATACCATCATTGATGGCAATTCTTATGAATCTGGCACTGGCACGGTAACATTATCTGGTTCCACTTATAGTATAAGTCGTGGGCCTTCTGTGTCTTCCGAGTCAAACAATTCTGCTATTGACGTTACGGCAAACGCTAGTTTATTTCTGACCATGTTAGCGGAAGATGTAGTTGTAAACTTAGCCGACTTAGACAATGTATCGACTGCCACCCCTTCTGACGGGCAAAACCTAGCTTATAATGCAAGCTCAGGTTTGTGGGCACCTAGTTCTCCTGCCGGGTTAGCGGCTAGTATCACCACCGTAGCTAATCAGGCTTCTTTACCCGCTTCGCCATCTACAAAAGACTTAGCATTTACGGCGGACACAAAAGCTTTGTATATTTATGACGGCGCAGAATGGGACCGTGTTTTTACAGGAAGTCAAATAGCTCCAAGGTTCACCACTTCTCCGGCATCATCGCTTGAATTAAACTCTGATGGCTCTACAAGTACTCTCTCGGCTGTGGCCGTTGATGATGCAGGATTCCCCATTACTTACGACTGGGATGCGTTCTCTGGAACTAATTCGTATAATTCTTCCAGCTTGCCACCGCAGCTCACGGCAGTCGCCGAATCAAGCGGGGTTTTTACAATTACCCCAACTACAAACAGTTCTAATTCTGGGTCATTTCAATTTAGGATTAAGGCGTCCGATGGGGTATTAGCAATTTCTGAAACCACTAGCGTCAATCTGATCTTCCAAACGCCCGTTATCGTTGATAGCTTACAGACACACAATTCAGCTACGTTACAAGCTACCAATTCCGGGTTGATACAAGTGTTCCTGACCAACAGCACTTACAGCACTGGATCTGGTACTTTACACTTTCCAACCGGCAGTGGGAATACTATGCCCACGGGAAAACGTTATATAGAAGCCAAAATTACTTCTAGAACACAAGGCGATGCACTCCATGTAGGTCTAGCTAGATATAACGATGCTATAGCCCGTAACACCGATGTGAGTTTAGATTCGAATACTGTAAGTAGAGTTGCGTTTGTTGATTTTAACTATGGCGACATTAGAAAGGGATCGGGGTCTGGGCAATATTCAAGCACTACAGGATTTAGCGGTAGTCCTGCATTTGACGTAAATGATATATTGCAAATTGCATATGACACCACTGCAGAAAAAGTGTGGTTCGGTAAAAACAATACTTGGGCAACAGCCACAGGAGATCCAGTAACAGGATCTGGTCGAACCTTAGACCACTCGGCTGGCGGCTACCTTTTTGTCATAGGTTCCTCAACAGGCGGAAACTTGGCTTATACGCTACAGTTTGGTGGCACTCACACGTATTCAACCCCGACAGGCTTTGAGCTTTATTAAATGCTCGGTTTTGCCCCTATAGCATCTGCGACACTAGCCGATGAAGGTCGTGTGGCACCCATTACAATCGCGGGTGTTGGCGAAGGGATTACCAAACCTGATTGGATGGACAACGGCTTGGAGGTTACAACTTCTCTAGCCCCGTTTTCCCCATCAGGGGTTACAGTAAAAGTGTCATCTACTATCTCTACTGAGCCGGTAAGAAAAACTGGCACTATGGTCTTTTCTCAATCCGAAAATGCTTTTATTCGTATAGAAGGACTTATAGACTACGATTGGAACAACGCTTTCATGTTAGGCATGAGAGATAAAAATACCAATCAAAATCTCAGTAACTTTGATGGATTAGGTTTGCCCCCCGTTTGGGATGAAGCGGGGTCCGCAACTTACTTAGACGATTCAGGCAGGACTATATCTAAAAACCTGTCTTTTCAAACTAAAGTTACAGCGGAAATTAGTACTGCAGCTATAGTATCGCAGGATGCTTTTGCGCCTGTCTTAAATGGCAGTTACACATACCCTGCTACCACTGACATAACTCTTAACTCTGCCAGTGGAAGTACTTACACGCAGGAGCCAAACCTATATCACCTGCCGTCTGAAACAATTAATAACAACGCAGCAACCATAACATCTTTAAGTGATTCACTGTCTTTGACACTTGAGTTCCCTGCTGCGTCTGACCCTGATTATTTGGGTGTCATAGTCGGGCAGTTTCAAACATTAAACACATTTGATCCATCAAACACAGACACGTATTTTGGTGAAAGCCTAATAACAGCATCTGTGCAAAGACTTCTGGGGTCTATGCACGGCGTTAATAAATATAGAGTTTTACAAAGATTTGATACAGACAAAGGTTTTTTTGTAGGAACATTATCAACCAATACATTTGGTACAGATAAAACAAACACAGAGGTTGGCGCGGCTCTGGTTGGGTATAAATATATTATACCAGACAGTGATTCTCAGTCGCTAACACTTAACCTAAACGGCGCACTTTCTGTTCCAGCTACATTGTCTGTTCAAGGGCTTGATATAACCGCTTCTTTAGAGGATATAACCTTAGAAGGAACGCCAGACCATGATGTTAATGGTAAGGTTTTTGTAACTAAAACTATGACCGTTGGTGGGTTTAGCGTAGGAACGGTTGGTTCCTTTGACCCAGAGTGGCATCTAAATACAGCAGAAGCACGGCTTGTAGCAGAGGCGAATGAAGCTGCTAATAGCAACGTATATCCTTACCCAGCTAGAAACCCTGTGTTTGACTACACTGTGACCGTAGCTTCAGGCACCAACTCTTATGGTACAGGTAACAAATTCTATATACAGACGGGGTACGATTACAAAGTCTCCCCCACATTACTTCTTTCTGAGGGTAAAACTTATAGGTTCGACCAATCTGATCCTAGCAATGGCTACCACCCACTTAGGTTTAGCACTACAGCTAACGGCACTCATGGCAGTGGTTCTGAATACACTACAGGTGTTACAACATCAGGAACCCCCGGTCAGGCTGGGGCGTATACGCAGATTGTTGTAGCTAGTGGTGCGCCCACACTGCACTATTATTGTACGAACCACAGCGGTATGGGCGGTCAAGCCAACATAGCCCTTCCACAACATGATTTTGACCTGACGCTTGCCTTGGGCGCATTTGATGCCCCGATAGCCGCTACGCAAATTATAAACAACATTGATACAACTAACTCAGGCAGATTTGTTACGGACGGAGTTGTAGTCTCTAGCCCAAGTGACACTACCTATTTTAGCGAAAGTCAAATAACTCTTACACTAGGAAGTGGCCTGACAGCTAAGTCTGTTAATGTACTTTCTGTAGCATCCCAGTTAGTTACATCTAGCCTTGGAAATATTCAACTAAATGTAACTGAAATAATTCCTGACTCCGCTACTTTTAGCGGTTCTGTTGTTTTGGGTGATGGCACAACTGAACCTGCGCGTGGACTAACAGTAACAGCAGAATCAAAAGCCACCTGCACTTCAAGGCTGTTTAATGTCTTTTTAGAAGATGTTTCTTTTTCCGCAGATGCTAATGTCAGTGTCACGACATTAAGCTTTAATGCTCAACACAACAATATTGATTTTAGAGTAGACTGCGATGTGGATGCTCCAAGTGTAAGTGTAGACGGCCTTGTGACAAGCCAAGTTGTCGACACGACTTCTACAGCAAACATACTTACGTCTGGTGTATCAGGCTCTTTAAGCGGACTGCCTTTAACCGATAATATAAAAACAGTATTTTCTTATTCCTTTGCAGAGTCTGGAGTTCAAGCTACAGTTGCCGTTATACCACCTCAAGCAGTGTCTTTAGGGTTTAGATACTACGTTACAGGGGTTGTAGGAACTAACGAAGTAGGTGTTCCTCTCGTCTGGACTAAAATATTGCCATCTTCTACAGCAAACTGGACACCCACAGGCTTAGACGCAGATCAAAACTGGACGCCCATTTCTCCATCGGACACTGATAATTGGAAAAGGATTGCGTTTTAAGGGCATGGCAGATATAAAAATGTTAATTAAGGGCGTTAGGAACTTCTATGGTTAGTGTTTACACAAACGATTTAAGGTTAGAAGAGATAGGTAACGGCGATCAGTCCGGTACTTGGGGGGCTACTACAAACACCAACCTAAGACTTATAGCTGACGCGTTTGGTTATGGAACTGAATCAATACCTGTTCCTATTCCCGGGAACCCTCCAACTACGCATACAACTGATATTGATGATGGGATTGTCGCGCAGGGTAGGTCTTTGTTTCTAAAGTATACTAGCGCCAACCTTCTAAACAGTGCTTGCACTATTACTATTGGCCCCCCTACTGTTAGTAAATTGTGGTTTATACAAAACTCTACTTCCGGTGGTCAAGATATTATAATAAAGCAGGGATCAGGAGCGATGATAACAGTCCCAAATGGTCAAGTAAAAGCTATATTTTCTGATGGCGCAGGCAATACTGCGTCAATGACAGACGCATTTACAGGTTTAAGCGTCCCAAGCCTGTTTATAGCGGGAGCTGCCCCAGTGGGAATTGGCGACGTTCTAGCATTAAGCATAGCGTTAGGATAAACGATGGCTAATACATTTAAAAGCTACTTAGCTAGTGCAACGGGGACTTCTGATGCTACCGTTGTTACAGCAGCTACAAACACACAAACAGTAGCAGTGGGTATCAATCTTGCTAACATTCTGACAAGTCAGATAAAGGCTAGTGTTTACATCACTAGAGATGTGTCTGGAACACCAACAAATTTCTATATAATAAAAGATGCCCCAATACCTGCACAGGGAGCGTTGTCTGTGTTGGACGGTAAAATCATCTTAGAAGCTGCTGATGTTGTAAAGGTTGTATGTGATACAGCCAGTGGCGTAGATACTATATTGTCGGTCTTGGAGATTACCTAATGGCTGGATATATCGGCACGGGCGCAGTCCCACAGGCTACGCAGAAACGTGATTTATTCACTGCAACGGCGGGACAAATTAGCTTTGCTACAAGTGGGTATAGCCCCGGATATGTAGATGTTTACATGAATGGGGTAAAACTTTCACCTGCCGATTTTACTGCGACTAATGGCTCTGACGTTGATTTAGCTGTGGCTGCGGTTGTTGATGACATTTTAGAGATTGTGTCGTTTACCTCTTTTGAAGTTACTTTAGGGGGCTTGCAAGCTGCTAATAATTTGTCAGATTTGGTTGATGCGCCCACTGCGATAACCAATCTTGGCGTTACTAGCACTGCTGCAGAG